ATCAGGATATTACAAATTAATAAACGAGAGTAAATATGTAGCAGACCCGAAACAAATAGTTTATAGAAGTTCGTTAGAATTAAAATTTTGTAATTTTTTAGATAAAAACCCAAATGTTATAAAATGGGGAAGTGAAATAATAGGCGTTCCATATATCGGCTCAGACAATAAACAACACACATATTATTTAGATTTTTATGTAGAAATGAAAAATCCAAGCAATCCTGCGGGATATGATAGACTTTTAGTTGAAGTTAAACCATCATCACAAGTTGATAGAGTTATTAAAAACGAACCCCCAAAAAAACCATTAAAGATAACACCACAATCTTTGAAAAATTGGGAATATGCAATTTTAGAATTTTTCAAGGACCGTTTAAAATGGCAGGCTGCACAGGCGTTTTCAAGGACAAAAAGTATGTCATTTATCATTGTTACAGAAAAAACAATAAACAATTTTATAAAATAAAAATGACATATTTAGAAAAAATATTAACATTAAGAAAAAAAGTTCTTAATTATTCAACAGAATCTACAAAATGGTTATTATCTAAAATTAAGAAAGGTGATAATAAATTTGTTCAAATAACACCAACTGATTTTAAAGTTGGTGGATTTTATTTTATGTATTATGATATACAAGGGATTAATAAATCAAGCAAATTGGAGCAATATGTTCCATTTTTAATAGTAGATTATAATCCAAATATTGATAAAAAAGTATTATGGATTATGAATTTTAATTTCATACCACTAAATATAAAAGAAGCTTTTTTTGTAAAATTTTTTAACAAATTTACAAAAACATTAGAAGATAATGAAAATTCAAAAACTGTAAATGAAGAAAATACATTACCTACTATAAATTATGAAAATATGTGGAATGAAACTATTAGTTACGGTATTGATTATAGCATAAGAGAAATTCGTTTAGAATTAATAAATGGTCTATATAGAATATCAACCGATAATATACATCTATTAACCACAACAAATACTAAAATTTTAACAGGTGTTGATGAGAAAAAATTAACAGAGATTTGGATTACTAAATTAAAAAATGAAAGCCTTGGAGAAAGATTAGACGAGAAGAAAATAAGAGGTGATTATGCAAAAATCGTAAATGAATTACAAAAAACTTTTAAATTTTTAGACCAAAAATTAAAAGATTTATAATTTTAATAAAAACAATTAAACATTTATTTTCATTTCCATAAATAGAAGATGTTTATTTGATATATAAGAAAATATAGTTTTAATATAAATGTCATCTTATAGAGAAAATAGTTTAAGTAATACTAATAATCAAAACAAAGGATTTTTTTCAAAAGTGTTGAGAAATTTATCAAATACAAATTTTGGTATGGATACCAATGATATGATAATAAGAAACACCAATGCTGTTGGTATAAACCAAACACCAACACCAACAGGGAATGTTGATAATATGTATGATATCATGTCAAGAAATGCAGTCGCTAAAATTCTACAAACAAAATCAATATCATATCTTGACAGAGGGTATATGGAAAAACAAAGAATATTAAGAGAATATTCAAGAAAGACTGAAATATCAGAAGCTATAACTATTGTTGCTGATGAAGCCATTGTTTTTTCTGAGGATGAACCTTTTTGTAATCCATTAGATTTACCACAAGAATTTAGCGAAGAAATAAAGAAAAAATATATTGAAAATTATAAAAAAATTTATAATCTATTTGGGTTTAATAATGGAATAGCATCATATAGATATTTCAAAGATTTCTTAATAGATGGATATTTAGCATTTGAGATTATATATGATGATAAAAATAAAAATATTATATCATTTTCTAAATTAGAACCATCATCTCTTTTACCATCAGTAGAACCTACAACAGGTGATGCTATATGGGTTCAATATCCTGAATCTCCTGAATTTAGAAGAATATTATTAGATAGTCAAGTTATTTATATGAGTTATAGTAGTGGTGCTGATTACGCAGAAACATCATATGTTGAAAATTTAATTAGACCATTTAATCAATTAAAATTATTAGAACAAACAAGAATTATGTTCAATGTTATCAATGCTATGGTAAATAGAATGTTTACTATACCTGTAAATGGCATGAGTAGAGATATGGCAGAAGAACAATTGGCTAAAATAATAATGGATTTTAAAGATGAAGTTAGCTTTAACGAAGAGTTCGGTGTCGTTACCGTTAATGGTTCTCCACATCTTCAATATAACAAAGATATTTGGATTACACAAGGCGATAGCGGTGCTCCATCAGTTACAAATATACAACCATTGGGTCATAACCTAAATGAGAATGATATACTAACATGGTTTTTCAATGCTTTTAAAAGGTCTACTAAAATTCCATTTACAAGATTTGATAAAACTAATGGCGGTGGTAATGTTTTTGGTGGAACAGAAGATATGCCAAAAGACGAATTGTATTTTTTTAATTTTATATCAAGACTTAGAACAATATTTAAAGAGATTATAATCAAACCATGGAAAAATAAAATGATATTAGATTTTCCTGAATTAGAAAAAGACGAAAATTTTTTAAATAAAATTAATGTCCATTTTAATGGAGATAATTTATATCACCAATGGAAAAAAACAAATAATTTAAAAAAACAAATAGAATTGGTTGGTTCATTAATTACTATTATGGAAACCCCCGAAAGCCCATACTTCTCTGTCGATTTCCTTGTTAGGAAATATTTAGATTATAGCGATGAGGAATTAAAAGAAAACGAACAATATAAAAAACTAAAAGGTAGTAGCGGTTCAGCAGAACCAGGCGAAGGCGGTGGAGACTTCGGTGGTGGCGGTGATTTTGGCGGTGGTGGCGGTGGCGGTGATTTTGGCGGTGGCGGTGATATGGGAACTCCAACAGAAGCTCCAACAGAAGCTCCAACAGAAGCTCCAACACCTGAAGCACCTGAAACACCTGAACCAAGTAAAGCAGAAGAAAAATTTGATTTTTAATAAAAAAATAAGAACTCATCAAAAAGGTTCTTATTTTTTTTAAGTAGAAAAAACAGAGTTTAATCATTTTATATATATATCAAAATAATAAAAAATAAGATATGAAACCTGTACTTATAATAGAAAATCAGAGGAACAGTTTGAAGGTCAATGAGAATGCTACAACGAAACAAGATTATCGTTTAAGCGGACCTTTTACAGATTTTGATGTAGTGAATAGGAATAATAGAATTTACACAGCCACAGAATTTGTTCCACATTTAGAAAGAATGATGGAAAAGAAAAAATGGGGTGTTATTTATGGTGAAATGGACCACCCTGAAAATTTTGACATTTCTCTTAAAGCTATCTCACACACAATTGAAAATGCTTTTTATAATGAATCTTTAAATAGAGTAGAAGGTGAAATTAGATTATTGAACACTCATCACGGCAAAGATGCAAAAGCATTAGTTGATGATGGACTACCATTATTTGTATCATCTCGTGCGGCAGGTGTTACAGAATCTAACGGTAAAGTTAAATTAAATCAATTATTTACTTATGATTTAGTTGCTGACCCTGGATTTTCAAGTGCAAGAATGCAAGTTAAAAATATTAACGAAAGTTTAGGATTTAAAAATGATGGAAATTTCATGATTATTGAATCTACTAAACATGATTTGAGCAACTTAGCAGCAAAATTCGACCAATCATCACATATCAATATTTTTGATTTGTCAGATGACTCAAAAACTAACGATTTATTCAATATGAACAAGAATGACATGGTAACAAAAAAACAATTATCTGAATGGTCTCAACACCTTATCTCTCAGATAAAAGAAAATGATTCAAAAATCATTTCAAAAATCACAGAATCAAAAGGTTCTAAAGAATACGATAAAGAATTAGAAACTTTATTAGAGTATAAAGAAAATATGATTGCACAATTTGAAATTGTTCAAAAAAACATAGATTCTCAATTCAAAAAATATGAAAAATATTTTGACTATTTAGCTGAAAAAGTTGAATTCTCTATCAAATCAACAGAAGTATTGGAAACAAAAACTGAAAAATTGGTTGAATTCTCTAACTACATAGTAGAAGAATTAGATAAAACTATTGATTTCTCTAACTACTTATCAGAAAATTTAAACAACTCTATTGAATATTCAAATTATTTATACGAAGGTTTAGATAAAGCTATTGATTATACTAATTATTTAGCAGAAAGCTTAGATAAAACTATTGACTATTCTCAATAC